ACAAGACCGCGCTCGGTCCGACCGTCATCCTTCCAGGGCGCAGAGATCCGATCGTTTACGTTCGCCGCAATACGCAGCGCGACAAAGGACGCCTGATGCCGCTCTACGTGCTCAAGCGATCAGTCCGCATTCAGCCGCGTCTCGGAGCGAAGGAGAAGCTCGACGCCGTTCTGAAGAAGGAGCGCGGCCAGTTCACTCTTGCGCTGCAGCGCGCGATCCGAGGGCCGGGAGGACGACGCTGATGGTTTACGCAGCTGTGGACACATGGGACTTGACGCCAGACGCCTTCCCGTACGACGTGCAAGTAGTGCGCTCTGCCGTCGCTACGCCAGAAGCCGGGCCGCTCTATCTGCGCAGGCAGACGCTAAGCTCCGTCGCGCCGAGCGGGCAAGCTGCGCGACGCAGGTGGACGCTCAATTTCGCGAACGCGACAAAGGCGCAGTACAACCGCGTGCAGGATCTCTGGCGCACGACGACAGGCGGGACGCAGGGCCTGAACTACTCCGTGACCAGCCAAGCGTACAGCGGCACTGAGAACGTCATTGTTCGCATGGTGAACGTGCCGCTCTCAGTTCAGAGGACGCGGCATAACGGCTACGCGTTCTCAGTGACTCTGGAGGAGATGTTCGATGCCCCCTAGTGGCGTGCCGGTCAAGGAGGCGATCCTCGACGACCTGCAGAACACAGCGCTGCCGCTGATCGTCGCAGGCGCTGACTACTACACGACCGTCGAGCGCATCCAGCGCATCGAGGCTGCTCCGATGCAGGTCACGATGTTCCCTGCCATTGTAATCATCCCGCTCTCGACAGACTACGACCAAGAGGGTACGCAGGGGACGCGCACGATCGCGGCAGAGTACCGCGTGCAGCTGTCGCTCTTCCTGCGGACGCGGACCGATGCTGTCTCGAAGATTGAACGGTTCATTCGCGACGTCCACAAAGCAGTGCTCGTGGACCGCTACCGCAACGGCAACGCGCTGAACACTCGCTGTGTGAGCGACGAGGTGTTCTACCCGACCGACGACGACGAGGCTTACACCACGGCGAACGTCGTGCTGGAGATCGACTACCGGACCCAATTCACGGACCTCAACCAACCCACCTGACCGACTAAGGACTAGGCCATGCCCTTCAAGACATTCCTGCGTACTCTCTACGCCAAACTCGAATCAACCGAGGGCAGCGTGGCGATCCCGAACACAGCGTCGGACGCGATCGAAGTGATCGACCCGACCTACACTCTCTCTCCTCGGATGTTCGAGCGCAGCCCGACGCGGCTCTCGATCACTCCTGCGATGATGCACAGCGCTGGCTCTGGCTCTGGAGCAAGCGAAGCGTCAGCCACCATGGAGTTTAGCTTCACCGTCGAGATGGCGGGCAGCGGCACAGCGCAGACCGCGCCGCGCTGGGGACGTCTCCTGAAGGCGTGTGGCTTTGAAGCGGCTGATGGCAAGGCTGACGATGACACCTCTGCCGACGCTCAGCGCGCGCTGCTCTCTGCTGCGCTCACGGGCAACCTGACAAGCGGCGGTAGCACGCCGACGTTCCTCTTCCACAAGGAGAACGTCTCGAACCAGTCGGGCACGAGCTACGCGACAGGCGACCGGACCGGGCGCATCATCGGCGACACGGCTTTTGACGACGGCGTCGCGTACTTGATCCGCGCAGGCGCGACGAACACCTACACCGCGAGCGACAAGCTCGTCGGCGAGGTTTCGACGAACTACGGTGCGATGGCGTCGGCGCTCGGCTCTAACGCAGGGTGCGCGTACTTCCCGACCTCCGGCGACAAGCTGGGCGGAGCGAACTACAGCTCGCTCACCCTGACGCTGGCGCTGGATGACGGTGGCTCGACGATCACCATGCGCGGCGCGCGCGGCAACGTCGAGTTCGTCTTTGCCGCGGGTGACCGGGTGCTGATGAACTTCACCTTCGTCGGACAGTTCCACGCCTACACGGACTCGTCCTCCTACGGCAGCGCTCCGACCTTTGAAGGGCGGCCGATCCCTCCGAGCTTCCTCGGCGCTGAGCTGAAGATGGCGCAGTCGCAGTTTGGGGTGTCTGATGCCGCTGCTACCGGCGATCAGATCTTCTCGACGATGTCGATCAACATGAACAACGACCTCACCGTGCGAGAGGACGCTGAGCAGGCTACGGGCTACGACGCGACCTACATCACCGGGCGCAACCCGAGCATGACGTTCAACCCGGACGCAAACACGGTGGCAACGTCCTACGACTACTTCGGCCAGTTCCTCGCTGGAGACCCGACGCGCACGCGCCTGAGTTGGGGCTCAGCTTCCGGGAACAAGTTCCTCTTTAAGATGCCTGCGCTGCAGTTCACGGGCATCGCAGATGGCAACCGAGACGAGGTGACGGTCTACGATGGAACCGCTACCCTGACTGGCGGCGGCTACGGCTCGTCGGTGTCTCGCGCCTTTGACGCGACCGACACCTCCGGCGATACGGCGAAGGATGCTCGCATGGGCACCGACAACGAGATCGTCATCTACCAACTCTAGAACCGCATCACCTACAGGAGGACCTGATGCCCATTGCTCTCGACCCCAAGGCAACTTTTGAGTACGTCCTTGAAGATGACCGCACGCTCGACGCGGAAGCGCAGACGCGCTTCACGCTCCGAGGTCTGACGGTAGCGGAGGAAGCGCGCGTCGCCGACTCCATGATCTCCTCTATCCCGGGGCAAGAGGAGTTGTCCTTCCGATCAGGTACGCACCAGCTGACTGTGCTTCGGTACGGCCTTCGTGGCTGGACGAACTTTCTGACGGCTGAAGGAGCGCAGGTTCCGTTCGAGGTGAACAAGGGTGCCCCCCGACACGTCACCGACGATTGCCTCGATCGCCTGCTTCCTCGCCATCGGCAAGAGCTTGTCAGCGTCATCTTGGAGCGCGGCTCAGTCACCGAAGCCGAGGGGGAGTGATACGGGCGGCGGTAGCGCAGGGATGGGGCGCGGCAGCGATGGAAGCCTGCCGTCGCCCCTTTCCCGACTGCACGCGCTGCCGTCGCCCGGAGGGGAAAGAGATGCGCGTCGCGTGGGGCTGCGACTTTGACTCGCCGCGCATCGTGTGGGAATCGACGTGTGCGCGCTGTAGCGGGACCGACCCGGACTGCGCGCTCTGCTCTGGCGAGAACCGTGTGCAGCATCGCCGCTGTCCGAACTCAATGCTTCAGGACCTCAACCAGCAGCAGCAGGTGCAGCTCGATTTGTTGCTGCGAGCCTACTCGCACTACGACCGGCGCAACGTGCTGCCAGCAGACGGCGCGTGGCTTGATCAGTCACGAAGCTTCCTCGCTTGCGTTGACTTGCTCGACGCAGAGCGCGGCTACTGGCAGGACCAAGTACGCGAGCATCAAGAGCGCGAGGCTGAACGGCAGCGGCTCGCATCCATGCAGAAGAGGAGACGCTGATGGCGAGTGCCAAGCCGATCGAGTATGTGGTCCGCCTCAAGGACCTCGCGAGCACCGGGCTCAACCGGATCGGAAAGAACGCGAAGAAGGCTGCGAACGAGGCAACCACAGCGTTCAAGAAAGCTGAAGCGCAGCTGAAGCTCTTCGGTAAGGCTGCGATCGCGGCAGTCAGCGCTACCTTTCTGATCGGCCTCAAGAAAGGCGTCGACCGTGCGCGCGAGTTCGAGAAGGCGATGGCCGAGGTCAACACGATTCTCGGCGAGGGCAGTTTGTCAATGGGTTCGGCAACAGCGCAGGTTGAACGGCTCGCGCTTGAACTTGGCAAGCCTGCACCTGAGCTTGCGGCTGGCATGTACCAGACGCTGTCAGCTGGCGTAACGGACAGCACTCAGGCGCTCATCCTGCTCGAAGGCGCAACGAAGGCTGGCATCGCTGGGCTGTCGACGACAACTGAAGCCGTCGATCTGCTCACCACAAAGTTCAACGCGTACGGCGAGACTGTCACAGAGCAGGCAGTTGCTGCGACCAATGACCTGATCTTCAAGACGATCCAGCTAGGCAAGACTACGATGCCTGAGCTTTCGGCGGCGCTTGGTCAGATCCTGCCTACGGCAGCGCAGCTAGGCGTGCCGTTCGAGGACGTCGCCGCCTCCCTAGCAACGCTCACGCTGAAAGGCGTCTCGACAGCGGAGGCTGTCACGCAACTGAACGCGATCTTCACTGCGTTCCTGCGCAAAGGTGAGCAAGCGCAGAAGGACTTCCCTGAGTTCGCGAACCTCATGGGCGCGAACGCGATCAAGTCGAAAGGCTTCCGCGATGCCATCGTTGATCTGAAGAACGCGATGGAAGGGAGCGAGGATGCGCTGCAAGGTTTGATGGGGCGCACTGAAGGAGTGAAGGCCGTGCTTTCGCTCACGGCTGGCGACGCGGCTGTGCTTGACAAGCAGATGGCGCTGATCGCGGACAGTGCAGGCTCGGCTGACCGAGCGTTCGGCATCATGTCGAATACGTTCGACGCGAAAGTGCGCGTCGCGACTGAAGGGATCACGCAGGGCTTCGCGGAGCTAGGCGCGCAGATCGCAGAGACAGCTGCGGGTAGCGCTGACTTCGAGGAGATGGTCGAGCAGGCTGAAGCCTTCAAATTGGCGATCGCTGGACTCGCGCCGATTGTGAACACGATCGGCCTTGCCGTCGGCACGGTAATGACAGGCATCCTCGGTGTGTTCTCAGCCGTGCAGAGTGCGATCTACCTCATCGGCCTCGCGATGAACGAGATGGGGCTGATCGCTGACGAGACTTTCGCAGGCCTCGAAGAGAGCACTGCCGGGATGCTCACTGCACTCACTGCCTCGGCGGAGATGACGCAGAACTTCGGGCGTGAGTTGATCGGGCTGGAGTCAACTGGCGGCAAGGCCACGAAGGTCATGGCCGAGCTAACGCAAGAGATCAAAGACGCGAACAGCGGGGTCGCGCAGTTTGAGCATGACCTGAAGTTCCGTTCCGAGGAGATTAACCGGATGCTCCGCCGGATGGAGTTCGGCGGCATCTCAGAGACTCAAGCGCATCACGAACTCAAGCAGGCGTACGACCTCTACGTCAAACGCGCGAAGGAGTTGAACATCGAGCTTCCTGAGACAGTGAAGTCTTGGGGCGAGATCCTCGCAGCTGGCAAGTCGTACGAGCAGGTGGTCGTAGAAGCCGTCGGCGCGACCGCTGACCTGACAAGAGAGACAGAGAGGCTTGGGGAGGCTGCGAGCCTGTTCCCGGAGTATTTCAGCGATGAGTACTTCGCGCGAATCGCCAAGGGCACCGCCATGATGCAGACAGAGCACGCGCTCCTCATGCAGCAGATGGACGACGGTGAGGCGAAGCAGATCGAGCAGCTTAAGTTCCGCGCAGCGATGGAGGAAAGCGCGCACCTCGACCGGCTCTCACGCCTCGGGCTTGAGGTCGATGAGGTCTTCCGTCTTGACGACGAGTTCAAGGCGGCACGCCGCAAGCGGCTCGCTGAAGAGATCGCAGATCTCAAGGAGACGAATCGCACGAAGGAACGCGAGGCGCGCGTTACTGCGATGAAGGAGGCAGCCGCGAGGAAGCGCGAGTTTGAGAAGGCGTCGCCCGGCATGAAGGCGGCAGTCGCGAACCCGATTCTGGGCGCGCTGGTGATCGGCGTGACGAAAGCGCGCGAAGCCGCGCAGAAGATGAAGGACGAGTTCGCGGGCATCTTCGGCGGCGAGCTTGCGCAAACAGCAGGCGGCTCCCTCGGCGCGCTAGATCAGTACTTCACGGTTACGCCGCTGATGGAACTCGACTTCGTTGAGGAGCAGCTGAAGGGCGCGAAGGGGCAGGTGCAGGGGCTGATGGCTTCTGGGCTAATCAGCGAGATGCAAGCTGACGACATGAACGCGATGATCGCGAATGTCGAGAAGTACGCGCTGAAAGAGCTTGAAGCCGCTGCAGCAACGCAGGAGTTCACTGAGTCGCTCGAAGGTCAGAACGTGGCACTGCGCGGCGCGCGCATGGGGCTGAAGCAGTTTGCCGATCAGATCCCTGAGCTTGATCAGATGCTCGCCGACGTCGCGTCGCAGTCGCTCAACAACTTCGCCGCCGGTCTCACGCAGGCGTTCATGGCAATCGGTGACGGCTCGAAGAGCGCAAAGGAGGCGTTCAGAGAGTTCGCAGCACAGTTCATCAAGCAGACTGCAGCGATGATCGTCCAGATGCTGATCCTGCAAGGTCTCAAGGTCGCGTTTGGCTTCGGCCTCGCAGACGGCGGCATTGCTGAGGGCGGCACCACTGAGGTCGCAGCGCTCGCGACAGGCGGCGTGGTCAAGGGCGGCCTTGGGCGCGCGCTGCCGGTCAAAGGGTACGCGATGGGCGGCCCGATCGTCAGCGGACCGCACCTCGCGCTGATCGGCGAAGGAAAGCACAACGAGGCAGTAGTCCCGCTACCTGATGGTCGTTCGATCCCCGTCACCATGAACGGCGGCGGCGGCACTAACGTGAACTTCTCGATCAACGCAGTGGACGCGCGAGGTGTCGACGAGTTGCTTGTTGAGAGGCAGGAGACCATCCGAGGTTTGATCCGTCAGGCGATGACCGAAGATCGCCTCTTCCGACAGACGTTCGCGCAGAGATAATGGCACACGCACTCATCATCACGGCGAAGCCCGGCGGAGGCTTGAGCTACGACGACAACGACGTGGTTCAAGTGCTTGACGGCCATCACAACCCGGGTGCGGATGTGACGCCTTCAAGCAGCGGCTTCCTCTTTTGCTACATCAGCGACAGAGAACATGACGACCCTGACGTGGTTGCACTCATGGAGCCTTGGCAGACCGCGAGTGACCCGCCTGAGCTGCTTGCGAAACGCAGGTATCAGGTGACGCTCACTGGCTCAGCGTTTGAGACTTGGGTTTCAGAGGACGACGCTGCGGCTGCGGGCATCGAGAAGACGTGGGCAGAGATCGCGGCTCTTCGCACTGACAAGACTGACACCTGATGGTCACGACCATCACAAAGACGATCGGTCCGACAGGCCGCGACTTCGCGACGTTCACGCTGGCTGAGGCAGCCGTGCAGACGGTCGCGACAGATGCCTTCGGCGGAACGGATCTTGTTACAGCAGACGGCGCAATCGTCTTCGAGGCGGATGCCGCGACGTACCTTGAAACCTTCAACTGCGCTTTCTCTCTGACCTGCGACGCAACAAGGAACGTCACCTTCCGAAGCGCTGCTGGCGGAGAGGCGACCGTGTCGAGCAGCGCAAGCGGGCCAGTGATCCAGCTGTCAGAAGCTGCATTCACAAAGATCCAAGACATCAAGGTCATCAGCTCTTCGTCCGCTGGATCAGCGCGAGGAGTTGAGTTGTTCCCAGCGTCAGGGAAGACCTGCGAGGGCTGCGTACTTGACTCGCTGACTATCGAGGGCACAGGCACCGTCAACTTCTTCGCGATCGAGTTGCAGCTTGAAGGCTCGGGCGCAGCTGGCGGTGTCGGAAGCTCATCGCATCCTTCTGTCATTCAGAACTGCGTTGAGAAGGGCATCGGCAGTGGGCTTTCGATTGTCGGCGGCAAGACAGATGCCATTCACACCAACGTCGTGAATTGCACCTTCCTCGGTAGCGGCTTCAACACGATCAACGTCGTGACTGCGAACGACGTCACGATCAAGATCGTCAACTGCATCAATCTCGGTCACACCACGAACTACCGAGATGGAAGCTCTTCCGGCACAGTCACGCCGACCGGGGCTAACAACTTCGGGACTAGCAACAATCCATTCCCTGTCGCGACTCAGGGCACGCCATACCCAATCACGGCAACGACGAACACGAGCCCGGGAGCCGGTGACTTCGCGATCTTCGAGTCGAGCACAGGTCAGCTAGTCTTCGCAGCCGACAACGACGTGTCGGGGCAAGGGGTTGGTCCAACAGCCAACAGCCTTGTGCCGACGAGCGGGATTGCAGGCGGTGCTCGGTCAGGCGCAACAACACAGCCGGGAGCGTTCGCGACTTTGGCTGGCGTGCCTTCGGCTCTGCGCACTGCAAGCGCGCAGCAGGTGCTGCCTGCGAATGAGACCTTCGAGGCACCTGACTTCCTCGCGCCGACTTCTGGCGGCACGCATTACTGCACAGCGCAGTTTACGTGGTACTTCGGCTATGACCCGAGCTTCACGATCAACGCCTCAACGCATAGCACGTGCCCGTGGCGCGGCGTGGCAAGCGGCGCGGTCGGGCCGTTGTTCGTGGAACCACAAGGGTCGCTCTACATCCCGCTCGTTGTCTCGCCGTCTATCCCAGTGCGCGCGCACCGCATCGGCGCGGCCTCGCAGTCGATCGCCACCGGGCACGCTGCCTTCCTTGCGCGAGCTGAAGACAGCTTTGACTCGAAGGACCTCGACATCAAGGTTGTGTTCGGGCTGGAGGCGACTGCAGTCGCAGGACTACTCAGCAGCGACGACCCCGAAGGCGATCAGCTGCAGCCCGACTCTTCTACCGACAACGACCACGCTACGCTTGGCCGGATGGTCGGCGGCAACTGGACGCCCGGCGGTGGAGCGGTTGGCGTAGACCCGACAGCGGTCAACACGACATGGGCAGCGTTCACAGGCTGCGCTCTGTACTTTCGCGTCGGGAAGGGCGGGCAGCCAGTCACCACGGACAACGCGACGACAGGCGAGGACTACACACGTGGCCTGAACGGCTACGTGCTCGGCCTCTACCCGGAGATCAACAGCGGCCAGAATCGCGTCGACTTGATCGCAGAGCTGTGGCAGTTCGAGTCCACGACAGCTGTTGCAAACGGCACGACGCCGCGCTTGCTGATCAAGCAGACGATCGACGGCGGCGCGTCGCGACTTCAAGTTGAGCAGCCGTACCACCTGCGAGTTGAGGTCAATACCAACGCGTCAAGTGCGGTTGAGATCAAGGCGTATCTAGGGAAGTACAAGCTCAGCACGACAGTCCACGACGAGAGGCAACTGTTCTCCGACGGGCAGTTCGGAAACAACACGTATAGCGTCGGCACCTCGGTGACGCACACTGCCTCCTCTGGCCTCGTGACTGACTCGCATGCGAATAAGATCACTGCGCATACCGAGCGCACAGTTGGTTGGCAGACAGGGGTCGAGCGTCTAGAGAATCTTGCGCCGCGCTTGTATCCCTCAGCTGCAAACCCGACGCCGCAGAACGCAGCTGTAGTAGAAGGGCTCCAGAGCCTAACCGTGAAGCGCCAGAGCGACGGGGTCATCTTCTACCGAGACACGTTCGAGCGAAGCTTCCAGCAGTCAGGTCTATCCGCGCTCGCTCCGATCACAGGGCCGTGGGGGACTACCGGGCGATCAGCGCGCGGTCTGTTCACGTTCGACACCGCAGGATACGAAGCAGGCGCAGGAAACGCAGAGATCGGGCAGGCGCTTCTGTGGGGCGACACCGCGACAGACACCACGCCGAACAACTACGTGCAAGTCGACTACGACTTGAACGACGACGACAGCGGGCCAAGCGGCGTCATGCGCCAGTTCGTTCACATGCGGCCTGCGACGCAGCGGTATAACCACCACCGCAAAATCGAGTTCAAGCCCGGAGCAGACAACCCGGGGGGCAGCGCGACGGGCAGCGCGAACGTGTTCGAGATCAGCGTGCAGCTGCGTGGAAACCACACAGCGATCGGGACGAGCGGCGTGACGCTTGCGCTTCGTTGGAACACTGACTTCGCGAGCGCCGTGACTTCTGCGCAGCTGCGGATCGAGAACCGCACCGCCTCCTACACCGACGTGCTACCCAGCGGCAACGTCATCGCGTCGAAGACGTGGGCAAGCACTGCAGACGTCTCAGCGTTCAACTCGACCTTCCCGCTCTACGACGGGAACTTTCACAGCCTCGCGCTGAAGGTCGAGGCATACAGCGGCGCGACTGATCCTGACGCTGCAGCAGTCTACGAGGTGCGCCTTGATGGAACCTCGATCGAGCTAAACGACACAGCGCCACCGTATCAGAGCGCATCGACGACTCCGTTCGCAGTCATCGAGAACGGGCCGACGCACACTGCGGGCATCACAGAGGCGTTCAGCTTCCGGGGCCCGGCAGAGTTCGACGGCTCAGGCAATCGCAGCTACAACCTCTTCGCGTTCCGCAACTGGACTGAGGAGTCTGTTGCTGATGACCCGGGCACTGTCGACGACGACAATCAGGCAAGCATCGTGCTCTCTGGTGAGGGCACGGCTGTCGGTTCGCTCAACCTCAGCACAGGCGCGCTCGGCATCTCAGGTGGTGGCGTCTTCGACGTTGAGACGCAGGTTGAGGTCAGCAGCAGCTACCCGGCACGCAGGACCGAGTTCGAGTCAGGCCACGTCTACACGTCGCCTATGCTTGACAAACCGCGCCGCACGTGGAGGGTGACGGTGCGCGCTGCTACGCTTGCGATCATGCAGAGCTTGCAGACGTTCTATAACAGCCACAACGGCTCAGAGACGCCGTTCACCTTTGTCGTGCCAATCACAAACGACGGCTACGATAGCAGCGCACTCGCTGACTCAACAGAGCAGGTGGTGGCGTTCTTCACGGATGACTCTCTGACGATTGCTAAGGTCGGACCGAACACCTACGACATCTCGATGTCGATTGCGGAGAAGGTCGCGTGAGCAGTCTCAACCCTGTCTTCTTCCAAGAGAAGAACGCGCTGGCGTCCGGCGTCTCGTGGCTCTGGCTCTATGAAGTCGAAGTGCCGACGAATCCGGCGACGCGCTATCGCATGACGACGTTGCGCAGGCAGGTGCAGTTCAGAGGGAACACCTACTATCCCTTCCCAGTCACGCACACTGCTGTGCGACTCAACGAGAAGGGCGACCTTCCTCGCGTGCAGCTGACGGTCTCGAACGTGAGCCGGGAGCTAATGGCTACGCTCAACTCCTACCAGGGTCTCGTCGGGCAGCCAGTGCGAATCATGCTGACCTGTGAGTCTGCACTTGCAACAGATCAGCCTCTGGTTGAGCAGGACTTTCGCATCCTTGCGACTAACGCGACGGCTGAAGGCATCACGGCTGACATCGCGGACCAAGACATGTACGCAGCTACTCTGCCTAAGCAGCGTCTCCTCAAAAACTTCTGCCGTCATCAGTACCGTAGCGCGGCATGTGGCTACGCAGTAGACCCGAGCAACGGCAACTTTCTATCAGGCTGCGACAAGAGTCTCAGCGGTCCGAACGGTTGCAAGGTCCACGGCGCGAGCGAGTCATCGGCTGGCGTTGCAGTCGTGCATCCAGCGCGCTTCGGCGGCTTCCCGGGCATCCCCACACCGACGACGGAGGGAGGAGTCTGATGGAGTGGCATGACCTGCTCGGCACGCCTTGGCGTCTGCATGAATCACGCCCCGGTGTGGGCGGCGGCATGGACTGCTCAACGCTCGCTGAGACCGTCCTACGGAGGCTCGGCGGTGAGCCGCCTTCGACTAACCCTTTCCGCCAGCGCGAGAGCGAGGGCGTGCGTAACGAGATGGGCAGCTACTTCGCGTATCTCGATGCAGCCTACGAGCGGCTCGGAGACAGCATCAGCTGCGCAACGCGACGCGGCGACCTCGTGCTCGCGCGTGACGAAGAAGGGCTAGCCCGTCACCTCTACGTCTGCGTCGAGCCTGACCGCAGCACGTTCCTGACGACAACTCACAACATCGGAGTAGTGGCTTTGCGGGGCTTTGCGATCCAGCGTATCGCTGGCGTCTACCGTTTGCGGGACCTGCCGGAGGAGACGCGATGATTCAAATCACCGTCGTGCCGAACGTGTTTGAGATGCACGAGCGGCAAGCCATCGCTTGCGCGTACGTCTACGGTCAGACGTCGCGCTCCTATCTGCCGCCTCATCTGACCGGCGAGCACTACGCGCTATATCGCAACGGCAAGCTGCTCAAGCCCGGCGAAGACCCGGTGCTAGAGAACGGCGAGCACCTGCTGATCGCATGCGCGCCAAGCGGTCCGGTCGTTGCCATCATCCCGTACATCGTCGCTGCGTTCTTTGTCTCGGTTGTGGCAGGGGCGATCGCGAATCGACTGCTTCCGAAGCAGCCTCAGGAAAGCGACCCGCTTGGCTCCTCGACCTACAGCTACTACGGCTTCAGGAATGCCTACCGTCCTGAAGGCGACGCGATCCCAGTCGTCTACGGCACGATGCGCGTTGCTCCTCCGTGCATCAATCAGGCTGTCTTCGGTCAGCTAAATTTCGGATCCATCGACCAAAGCGCTACGACCTCGATCACTGAGCGCCTCGCCTCGATGTACGTTCTCTCGCACGGTCCGATTGAAGGCGTCGGCAGCTACAAAGGTGACGTCTTCTCTCACGCAGCCTTCAATGCGCTGACAGACTTCAGCGGAAACATCAGCGACAACATCGGTTTCCAGCTGAACGGAGTAGACGGCAAGCACATCCCGTGCGCGTGGGAGTGGCGCACAGGAGGTCAGACGCAGGATGCGATCCTCGGCACGCTCGGAGCAGCCGGGATCGACGCGGCTGATCCAGCGACCGTCTACGGTCTGAACTTCGACATCGTCGTTGGCACGCCAAGCATCAGCGAGTCAGACAAGCCGGAAGGTGTTTACTCTTACGCGAATCGGATCCAGGATCAGAACTCGACACAATTCATCTCGCAGTTCCTTGCGACGCCTGCCGACCTTGCTCTTGTGCAGGTGCTCTTCAAGCGCGGTCTCTTCCAAGGCGCAGAAGACGGAAGCCCGGATCCGTTCACAGCAACTGTGCGCGTGCAGTACTGGAAGACAGACGCTACAGGGACAGCGACAAATGACGTAGTTGTGCTGCCTGCGTTCGTCATCACTGGCGACGGCCCCGGCATGTTCTCGCAAGAGATTGCGATCGAGATGTCAGACGCAGCCAACTACGTGGCAGCACAAAACAACGGCTACGCCTACTGCAATAGCGACGCGAACGCAGCTCTGCGTATCGAGGGCAGTACGGGGCTGAGTCGAGTGCGGCCCGGCATCGGGAGCTACGATCCGAATCTCAAGTTCACGTTCTCGTGCTTCTTCTCTTTGCACTCGCTGCAGTTCACGCGGAACGCGTGGCTGATGAGTTGGGCGTCAGACGAGGACGACCTCTCTCGCATGGGGCAGCAGCAAGACTTCTGGCACATCAACAGCCCGAACTTGTGGAACGCGGGCAATTCGTTCTTCGGGGTCAGGGTCAGCCGAGACGACGGGAACACCCTAGGCAACGGCAGTGACAAGCTCTACGTCTGCGTCGTCAGCTACGAGAACCGCTGCGTTCCGGGAAGCGGCAACCGAGCCACAGGATCGTGGTGGCGCAGCTCTTCTCCCATCGGAAGCGTGTCGAACAACGCGTCAGGGTGGCCGGGCGAGTACCCCACGAAGCACCTCGGGATCGCCTACGATCAGAGCACGTGGTCGCCGACTGGCGGGCAGGGCACGATGCGGCTGTACATCGACGGCGTCGAGAGGCCGATTCAACTTGGCGAGCCCGGCACGTTCTTCGGTGGGTTTCAGTTCCCGTTCAACGGCACTGCGCCGGGCTTCATCTGGCACAGCCTCGTGTCGTTCGGTTTCCCGTCCTCGCCGCCGCCGTACGCTCACGCGCCGATCAAGTTTAGCACGGCGTCGACGAGCAGGAATCGCCTGCGCATCGGACAGCTTGGCGACAAGACCGCGTCCACTCTGCTGGAGCAAGTGCAGTGCGAGGTCGCGCAGTACCTCCTCTACGACGGGCTGATAGGCGGCAGCTTTGAAACGGTCGCTCCGTGGATGTATACCGCTTACAACCAGAAAGACAACTTCGGCAGGCGCACTTACAACATCGCCAACATGGCGAGCGACGAGCAGCACGTGCCTAACCTGAGGATCTGCTGCCCGCTCGTAGCGACGGACGTAGTCGCGACGAACTTCTACAAGAACCACGCGTTCCCTGACGCGACCACAGAAGCTGGCGGCGCGATCCGCGTCATGAACGCGAGCTTGACCGTCAAGACGTCGAACGGCCCGGTCTTCGACGTTCCGACTCAGGATGATCCAGAGTCCGGCTACTACGTCGTCGAAGTGTTCAAGCAGTCTCCGACGTTCAACTCCTCTGCAAAGCAAGACCTCACGACGATCGACTCGATCACGACGTTTGAGAATCTTGACCTGCAGTATCCCAACGTCGCGGTGATCGCTAACAGCATCACAGCGACGGATCAGGTCAACACTAGCACGCCGAATGCGACGATGGTCGTTCACGGCAGGCGTGTCCGCGTGTGGGATGGCGTAGACGAAGCAACGCCGACCTTTACGACGGAGTGGAGTGACAATCCGTCGTGGATCGCACTCGACCTCCTGACGAACAAGGACTACGGGCTCGGAGACATCGTCTCGCCGGACGGCAGCTTCAAGAACATCGCGCTCAAGCCGTTCTACGAGTGGGCTAAGTTCTGCGATGAGGGAGTGCCTGATGCCTTCGGGGAACTGGACTTCTTCGGACTCGCGACAGGTACAGGTCTCGAACCGAACGGCGACACCTACTACAGCGTCACGCTCTACTTCGGCATCGAGAACACGAGCGACGTCGTCGAGCAGACCGTGCCGGACAGCTGGCGCATCGACAAGTTCATGTCGATAACCAGCGTGGTCGATGGCGGCGTCGATGCGGCATGGCTGACGAGCGAAGACGACGAGCTTGGGAAGAACGCTGCGTCAAACAGGCTGCTGATCAAGGGCATCACACCTCAGTCAAGCGAGACAGGATTCCACGGCTACAACTCCTACCTCGAAGTTGAGCTGCGTTGGAACCGTCTCGCGTCTGACGGAACGCCGATCTGGCCTGACGGTGTAGCGCAAGGCGACAGCTTCTTCGATGACGACTTCTCGGGGCTGACTGCGCTGGGCAAGGCAAGCCAGTATGAGGAGCGGTGCCGGTTCGACGGGGTGCTCAGTGAGAAGGACCGCCCGGCATGGGAGGCGTTGATCGAGGTGTTCCAGTGTGGCCGAGCGATGCCTGCTCGCGTCGGACGAAAGTACCTGCCTGTCTGGGACAGGCCACGCGATCCGGTTGCGCTCGTGGGCATGGCGTCGATGGTTCCGGACTCGTTCTCTCTCTCGTACTTGTCTCCTCAGGAGAACCCAAACAGCCTAGAGGTAGAGATCCTCGACGAAGACCTCGCCTACCAGCGCAGCGTGATCCTCGTCGATCACGACAGCATTCAGAACCCTACTGGCTTCGCACAGGTCCGCAAGGAGCGGATCAAGCGTCAAGGGATTACGCGAAGAAGCCAAGCGATCCGAGACGCCTACTACCGACTCAATCGCTACAACCTGCAGAGGAAGTCGATGCGCTTCCGCGTCGGACCTGACGCGCTGCACCTGATGCCCGGTGATCGCATCCTCGTCTCGCACGACGTACCGGACTACGGCACAAGCGGCAGGCTTGCAGGGAGCTACGTTGCAGAGAACCTGTTCCCGGCAAGCGGAGACCTTCTCGCTTCGTGGACACAGAGCGGCGGCAGCGCAACGGTCAACAGCACGTCGCTGCTGGTGGCTGACTCGA